ATGGAAATGATGACTGGCAAGCGCCAGTTACTTTTCCAACTGATACTACAGATAAAATGATTAGTTGGGATGAAGCAGGTCAAAAATGGACTGCGACTGATGATTCAGATCCAGTTAATAATTTCAATTGGGATGCATCAGGGCTAACTTGGGTATCCGCATAAGGAGACTTAAAGCATGGCCAATAATAACGGCGGTATACTCGGAGTAAGTAATAACGCTTCTTTCGGTAAAAATAAAGTCTCATCTCAACTAGCTACAGGAGCAGTCACTACACAAGCAGGAACTAGGGTTATTAATACTTTAATTGTTGGTGGTGGAGGTGGCGGTGGACACTCCGGTTATAACACTGATGGTGGTCGTACAAGAACAGGTGGAGGAGGAGGCGGTTTTAGATCTCTTACATGTATAAGTGTTTGCGGAAGCACTCCTTATACTGCAACAGTAGGAGGAGCGGGTGCCAAAGGAACTCCTAGTGCTGGAGGAACAGCGGGTGGAAATTCAAGTTTAGCTATAGGATGTACTACATATACTTCTACTGGTGGTGGAGGTGGACAAAGTTCAACTCCTGGTGGCGGTGGTTCAGTCGGAGGAAGTGCTACTGGTGCACCAGGTCCTTACGGAACAAGTGGAGGTACTGGTGGTTCAGGAGGTGGAGGAAGAGAACCTGCAAATAATGCAGGTTTAGGAAATAATCCTCCCACAACTCCTTCTCAAGGTAACGATGGTGGAAATACTTTATATTCTGGTGGTGGCGGTGGAGGAGCCGGTAGTGGAGGAGGTAATGCACTTAAATCTCCTTGTGCTGGTGCCCCAGCGTCTTATGGAAATATAGGTGGAGTAGGTGGAACTGGAACTACATCTTGTATTACAGGAAGTCCAGTGGCTTATTCTGGTGGTGGCGGTGGAGGAGCAAATTCTGTTTGTGGTTCACCAAGTCCAGGAGGAGCAGCAAGCCCATGTGGAACAGGTGGAGCTGGTGGTGGAGGCCCCGGAGGTTCATGTGGAACAGCAGGAACTACCAATAGAGGTGGTGGTGGCGGTGCCGGTAAATTTAGCGGATGTGGTTTAGCTGGTGGATCCGGAGTCGTAATAGTAAAAGAATTAAATAAAGCAGGTGGTGTGTGGTCAATGCAATCACAATTTCAAAATCAAGGATCAGGAACATGGCCAGCGCCCGGTTCCGTGGTAGATTATTTAGTAGTCGGCGGTGGTGGTGGAGCTGGATGTAATAGAGCCGGTGGTGGTGGAGCTGGAGGCTATCGTGCTTCTGGTTATGGACCTTCTCCTTTACAAGGATCAGACTTATTTTTACTATCGGGAACTCATGCGGTAACAGTTGGTGGTGGAGGACCAGGACATACAAATTTTGGAACACCTGCTCCAGGATCAACTGGAACAAATTCAAGTATTAATGCCCCAGGAACAGATTTAACTAACGCAATAACATCTTCAGGTGGTGGCGCTGGTGGACAAGGTTTACCAGGTGGATCTGGAGGTGGAGGATTTGTTTGTGGTTGTGGTGGAGCTGGAAACGCAGGTGGATATTCAATTGTGGAAGGGTATGGTGGTGGTGTTGGTAAACAACCAGGATCTGGAGGAAGTTCAGGACCCCCTGCATATGGTGGTGGTGGAGGTGGTGGTGCAACCGCTGTTGGTTCAAATGGAAGTCCCTCTGCTGGTGGAGCTGGAGGTGCCGGAGCACCAAATACAATTTTAGGACCCGATACTTCTTACGCTGGTGGCGGTGGAGGTGGTGGATCCGCTAATGCAACCGGAGGTGCAGCTGGTGCTGGCGGTGGTGGTGCAGGTGGAACAAGTGCAGCTGCTGGTACAGTTAATACTGGTGGTGGAGGTGGTGGTAGATCAGCCCCAGGAACTTGTGCTTCAGGAAGTGCTGGAGGAGCAGGCGGTTCAGGAATTGTAATTGTAAAATCAACAACATATTTAGGAACAGACAGTATAGCATGTGCGCCTACCTCTTCACCTGATGGAGTAGGAATAATAGCAACATTTAAAGCAACAGGAAATTTAACAGTTGGATCCGCACCTAGTGCTGCACTCGATTATTTAGTAGTCGGTGGTGGCGGAGGTGGTGGTAATGATCATGGAGCTGGTGGAGGAGCTGGTGGTTATAGAACTTCTTTTCCAGGTGGAACAAAATTATTTTTAACACCGGGAACTCATACGGTTCAAGTTGGAACAGGGGGTGCAGGTGCACCAACTGGAGGTGGTGGAGCTCAAGGTGAACCTTCATATATAGGATACATTACTTCTACAGGTGGTGGATTAGGAGGTGATTTTAATGTAGCTGGAGGAACAGGAGGTTCGGGTGGTGGAGGATCAAATCCTCCAGGTGGTCCAGGTGCAGGTAATACTCCTGCTTTAAGTTCACCGATTGCACCGGTTCAAGGATATAATGGTGGAGCAGGCGGTCCATCACCAGGATACTCTGGTGGCGGAGGTGGTGCATCTGCTGTAGGTACAGCTGGTGGTCCAGGTGGAGCCGGAAACGGTGGAGCTGGTTTTACAAATTGTATTACAGGAAGTCCAGTAGCATATGGTGGTGGCGGTGGTGGTGGAACTTCATCAACTGGCGGTGGTGCTGGGGGATCTGGTGGTGGTGGACATGGTGGAGATCCAGGAAATTGTTCACAGACAGGAACAGTTAATACCGGTGGTGGTGGAGGTGGGTCGACAAATGGTCCAGCGCCTGCTGCTAAAAAGGCAAAAGCGGGAGGTTCAGGAGTCGTTATATTAAGAGCTCCAGGACCTGCAGGACCTACTTATACAGTAGCCCCAGGAACTAATACAAAAGCGGCATTACCAGGACCTGCTGGAGGTTGTACAGTTATGACTTATACTGTAGATGGTACAATAGCAGTTTCTTAATTCTCTTTACTCTCTATTTAAATTAATATAGAACATATGTATAAAGACATATGAACTTAACAAATTATTATTGGTTTTTTAAATCAGCAGTTCCTTCTAGGATCTGTGATGAAATTGTTAAATATTCAAAATCTATTCAAGATCAATTAGCAACTACAGGTGGCTACGGAGATCCTAAAAAATTAAATCAAAAACAAATTAAAGATTTAAAAAAGAAAAGAGATTCAGATATTGTTTGGTTAAGTGAGCGTTGGATTTATAAAGAGATTCAACCTTACGTTCATCAAGCCAATGCTGCTGCCGGTTGGAATTTTCAATGGGACCATAGTGAAGCCTGCCAATTTACACAGTATAAGAAAGGACAATATTATGACTGGCATTGTGATGGTTGGGATAAACCTTATCAAAGACAACAAGGGGACCCTTCACATGGAAAGATTAGAAAGCTATCTGTAACATTAACTTTATCAAACGAAAAAGATTATAAAGGTGGTGAATTAGAATTTGATTTTAGAAATCTAGATCCAGATAAACCTAGAAAACCTGTTAAATGTAAAGAGATATTACCTAAAGGATCCTTGGTTGTATTTCCTGGATTTGTTTGGCATAGAGTATGTCCAGTTAAAAAAGGAACCAGACATAGTTTAGTCATGTGGAGTTTAGGATGGCCATTTAAATGAAAAAGAAAAAAAGAAGTCAGAAAGAATTAGATAAAATATCATGTGGAAGTGCTGAAACATTTCCAACACAATTAAGCAGAGAAGAATACTTTAAATGTCCGGTATGGTTTGCAGACGCGCCACGGTTCGTTGATGATTTAAACACAGCTTCAGATCCTTATATTGAAACAGCCAAGAAGAATTTAAAAAAAGATATAGCTAAAAGAAACAAAAAGTTTGGAGATAGAGGAGATATGGGTAATGTATTTCATTCTAACTCTTTAATCGGTGACCCTAATTTTTTAGAACTACAAAATTATATAGGAGCTACAGCCAATAATTTATTAATGGAGATGGGTTTTGATATGACTAATTATCAATTATTTACTACAGAAATGTGGGTACAAGAATTCGCTAAAAAAGGTGCAGGTCAGCATACATTACACACCCACTGGAATGGTCACATCTCTGGATTTTATTTTTTAAAAGCTAGTGAAAGAACATCAAGACCAATATTCGAAGACCCAAGAGCAGGGAACATGATGAATCTTTTACCTCAAAAAGATGCAGCTAAAATAACTTATGCTAGTCATCAAGTTAATTATGAAGTAAAACCTGGGAGGATGATATTCTTTCCATCGTATATGCCGCATATGTATGCGGTTGATATGGGTTATGAACCCTTTAGATTTATACATTGGAACTGTCAAGCAATACCGAAAGGAGTATTAAATGTTCAAAAAAAATAAATACAAAGTATTAAGAGGAGCAATATCAAAAGAACTAGCTTCATTTATCTACTCTTATTTTTTAAAGAAAAGAAAAGTTGCTAGATTTTTATTTGATCAAAAATATATCTCACCTTTTACAAATTATTGGGGAGTATGGAACGATGAACAAATTCCTAATAGTTATTCTCATTATTCAGATGTAGTAATGGAAACATTGTTAGAAGCTTTAAGAGCAAAGATGGAAAAAGAAACAGGTTATAAGTTAAATGAAACTTATTCCTATGCCAGGATTTATAAAACAGGAGATATTCTTCATCGACATAAAGATAGATACTCATGCGAAGTGTCTACTACCTTGAATTTAGGAGGAGACCCATGGCCACTTTACTTAGATCCTACAGGTAAAAAAGGTCAAGCAGGTATCAAAGTAGAATT